ATTTCCACTAGCTGGAGTTATATATGTTCCACTGACACTAGTAACACCCAGATTAATAACGGTGTTAGTATTGTTTTTAGTATAAAGTTTTCCATCAGCTAAATTAATAGCTAATTCACCTTGGAATAAACCGCTAGCCGCAGGAGTAACACCAGATGTGCTACTCCTTTTATGTTGTATAGTATTAGGCATACTTATCCTTTATTAGAATGATCCACCGTCAAGCGTACAATCAGCTATTGCCGCACAAACTGTTCCTGCTGTTAAATATGTTGCAGTAGTTACTGCGGTTACGTGACCCATACCGTCAAGTGTAAACGCAGCAATACCATTTCCACCCTGCGCTCCAGTTAAAGTAGAAGTATCTTCGTGAGTTATAGTTATACTACCAGCACCATTTGTAATATCAATACCTGTGCCTTCTGTCAAGGTCGCTTTACTTAGTGTATTGCCAGTACTATTACCTATTAATAACTGACCATCTGTGAATGAAGTTTGATTAGTTCCTCCATTAGCAACAGGAAGAGTTCCACTAACGTGGGTTGTAAGACCAATTTTGCCCCAACTAGGAGCAGTGTTTACGCCGCCAGCTAACAGTGCATTTCCAGTTGCAACATCAGCTAATTTAGCTAATGAGCTAGTGGTATTCGCATATAATAGATCTCCTATAGCATATGAAGTTTGACCTGTGCCACCTTTATTGGCAGCGATAGTGCTTGCATTCCAAGTTCCAACTGTTACAGATCCGCCAGACAAAACTTGAAAATTGAGAGTATCTCCATCATCATAAATGTTAAATGCAGGGTCTGCTGTTACTTGGTATCCAGCATTTAGTACTCCAAAGGTATTAACAGTAGAACTTGAAAAAGTTTGCGAAACATCTAATCTAGCAATATTACTAGCTAAAAATCCACCATCTTTAATAATCTTACCAGTAGACCCATCAAACATTACAACATTTCCGCTAGTAGCACTAGTTGGACCAGTAACAAGAATACTAGAATCCACAATATTGGTTTGTAATATAGTCCAATTACTACCAACAGCAGCATGAGTTCCAGCAGAAGTAGAATCTGTATTACAAATTAAAGTGTCATTTACTTCTACTACTGGACCAGATGCTCCACCAATTTTGCCAGCAACGCTAACCTTATATGTCCATCCACGGTCAGCGGCTGGATAATTTGGATTAGTAGAACAATCGATAGCACCTTTGAATATCATTGCGTCATTTGTAGCAATACCAGAAACAATCATATTATCAACATATGTCTTAACAGCATCTGCTCTTGGTAAAGCTCCAGCACCACCAGTTAATGTTGTTTCAACGCTATATCCAATATTAAGAGCATCGCCGGTTGTACCATTCCATGTTGGTACAAATCCACCAGATGTTGATGCTAATTTTTTAATTTGTGCATCATTCGTTACATTACTTAATCCGATATCTGTCTTTAGTTCGCTTGGCGTTCTAGTGAAAATAGTTTGTGTACCAGCAGCTGGGCTAGTTATAAATACTGGAATATGTGTAGCAGCAGATGCAGTTGAAGCAGATTGAATCTGAGTTATACCATTCAAGTAACTAATTCCGGCAGAAACATTTATACCAGAAGAAAAATTAGCATAATCACTAAAAAAACTTTGACTGCTAAAAGTTTTTGTCCCACCGATGCTTTGAGTTCCAGTAGTTCTCACAACTGTACTATTAACAGCTATAGAGTCAGCACTTACCGTAATGCCGTCACCTTGACCTATATCAAAACTTCTGCTAGCCGCTAAAGTACCACCACCAGCAAGACCGCTTCCAGCTGTAAATGTTACGGAGGATAGTGCTGTATTTTCAACATTGTTTAAACTAAGATCACTTTTAACCTGAGATGCTGATCTGGATACTAAGGATCTGTCGGCAGAAGTAGAACTTGGTGGAGATCCGCCACCATTGAGTCCTAAGAAGTAATATGTTTGATCGCTAGTATTTGGAGCTTTGACACTTATTACATCAGAAGCTGTACTAAATATAGGAACAGTATTTGATGATTCATAAAAGCTTTTTGCACCGACAATATCTTGAGTTCCAGTAGTTCTAACTACTGTATTGTTAACAGCTATACTATCAGCACTCACGCTTATACCGTCGCCTTGCCCAATATCAAATGTTCTGCTTTGGGTAAGGTTTCCACCGCCTACCAAACCGCTACCTGCGGTCATTGATATTCCGCTAGAAGCTCCACCGATATCATCAAGAACATCGCTCTTACTAACTGACTTAAGAGTAGTTAAGGAACTTGCTGGATTGCTATCAAAAACTGCAAAGTATCCAACATTATTGGTACTGGTGTTTGCTGCTATGACCTCAAGAGGAGAATTCAATTGTATCTTTGTAGCATGGGTTATATCCATCGCAGAAGTAGATGATTTTATATATGATGATTCTGCCCCTAGATTTACTCCATCAAATATAATATGTCCACCATTGATGCTGTTTGCTGATTGGAAAATTAACTGACCAGCTAGGTTTCCGCTAACAATGGGAGAAGAAGAAAATGTTTTTTGTCCTCCTATAGTCTGAGTGCCAGTAGTATAAACACCATTTGTAACAGTTCCAGCATTGCCAGTAACACTAACTGGCCATAGACCGCTTGCATTTATGCCGCCACGATGAGCAAAATAACCACTTCCACCAATCTGCTCTATGCTAGAAGCTGCGCCACCAACGCCGCTGCCATATCCATAATATAGAATATTATCATTTTCATTAAATGCGAGTTCGCCGTTGAATAATGAAGATGGTTTGCCAGCAGAACCGCTAGATGGTCTTCTCTTGATCTTGATTGTGTTAGCCATTTTGATCCCCTTGAGTGTTAGTGGTGTTCAGTTAATTATACACCTATATAGTGCCGCCATCTAATTCTGAAGAATTAGACCAATTTGATGTATCTGAGTTATATTTTACGATGTGATCATTTGACAAAAATTCAAAATGTACTTCATTGAGTTGACTAAATCTAGGACTAATAGAAGATCTAACAAGTATACATCCAGATGAATTTGCATGAATAATAATACCAACTAAAATAATATTTTTTTGTGGTTTTATCTTAGTTAGTTTACCATGTTCATGTGGGCTGACATATAGAATGTCTCCAGAGTTCCATGTTTCATTACCAGATGCAATATTAGAAGTAGCCCCTGTTGTATCTATAGAATTTATCATGCCAAAGCTTACTACGAATGCATAATCACCATCCGAAGTATAATCAGAAATTAAACCGGCAAATAATTTTTCAGAAATTGTATTGTCCGATATATACGGAGCTATGGTTGGAACATCGTCGTATGTATCATAGCCATTAAAATATACAGCTTGACTTTTTTGAATTGATGAGCCAGAAGAATTCTTTACACGTAATAGATCTTCTTTAGATCCAATATAATCTAATTCTGTCCAACTATCTGAGCCATTGCCAACCTTTAATCTGTAAGTATCAGATTCAAAACCAATTTCTCCGCTTGATAAAATGGGATTAGCTGAAGTCCATTCAGATTTAGAGCCTCGCCTTATCTGTATTAAATTACCTCTTGGCATTATGGAGATCCTCCATCTACTGCTATAGATGATTGCTGCGGAATAAATGATTGTATATACGTTGCTAAACCATCAACTCTCAAATATGACAAATCTCCGCTTGTGGCTTCTATTGGGTAACCACTAGGCATATCAAATGTAATAAATGTATTGGAACTAGATATTTCTACAGTATTATCATTTTCTTTAATTATTTCTAGATTGATAGGAGTTTGCAATTCGCTATTATCAACCTCAATATAATAAGGTTGATTTCCACTAATTTCTATGGTGTAATTACTCATTTAACACTCCATAGCGGTAGAATTATGACTATTTCTTTTGGTAATTGTGATAGTGCCATATAAAATTCTATCAGTATAATTTCCTCCACCAACATATAGTGGATCATCAGATTCTAGTTCTAAATCATACTTAGCAGTTTTAAATGTGAAATTATTTGTAGAAGCGGCTGGTAACATCAACAATATATTTCCATTAGGACCATCGATACTCATCTTATATTCTGAATTAGTAGTTCCAGAAACATATGTTATAGTTTGATTGTCACTAGTAGTTAATATCATTCTGGCGCACCAATTAGATATATCAACAGCAGTCTTCGTGCTATCTTTATATGTAAAACCAATACTAAATGAAGAACCTTGTTCTATATTAAAATTATGTGATGCGGCACCCATGATTATTCCATTTCTTGTAATTGAGATTGAATATATAAGCTAATAACTCGCATCCTATATTTGTCTATGTTCATTGATTCTAGGTTAATATTCTCTTCCTCTAGAATACTAGCAAATGATTTTGGTGTTCGTTTATTTGCAGATAAAATATCTCTTATAGCAGTAGTATCTACTTCGGACATAATTTCTAAATTGGTTAATACATCTACTTTTAACTTTTCTAATTCTTTGACATCAGACTTTGTAAGTTGTCTTAAATTTTTCTTAGATTTAGAATTTAGATATGCATTAGTAAGAACATCTGAAATTTCTTTCCAACTGTTTTCTGCCCAGTAAACAAATTCAGCAACGCCGGGTTTGCTCTTTGGATTTGCTATTCTTTGTTTTCTTGGGCCGGTATCTTGCTTAAATGGTGGTCGCCCATTTGGATTGCTTGGTTTAGGAGCATTTGGCAATCCAGTTCCAACTGGTGCTGGCTTGGGAATTAAAATATCCTTTGGAACGCTAGTCTTTAACCCAACATCTTGAGGAGTAACTTTTCCTCCCTGTAGTGCAATTTTTTCAAGATCCATTTTATGATTAGCATTATGAAATGGGCCAGCTTTATCTGGAGTATCTTCGCCCTGCCTATCCTCAAATTCTCTTTGTAGTCTAATCTTTTCGATCTGAGGAATTTCCTTGAATCTTTCAAGAACAGTTTCTTGACTAATAATATCTCTATCAACGAGTTGTAATAATAAAGCCTTCTCTGCGGCTTCATCAGATAGAGTCATTTGATCAAACTGAATATAAGCCTTATATCTAAAGCCCATAGCCTGTCTGACCATCTCAATTTCTTTTTCCCAAAATCTAGTTAGTTGATCTCTACCATATTGAAGTCTTTCTACTAGAGTTTTTAGTGAAATAAAATTATTAGTAAAACCACCGCCACCGCTAGCCATACCAGTTAATGTTGGGGGAACACCTAATCCAGCATATATACTGTTTAGTACTGAAGTATATTTTTCAGAACCAAGAAATTTGTATACTTCACTGCTAGATTCTTTAAAGGATAGTTCTGGCCCCCAAACTAGTTCCATCGTGCCACCACCAACATTACTGGCTAGGATATCTCGTAGTTTGTTAATAGCTGTTTTATTTGGTAAAATTTTATGATCAAGATTACCAAGGGTCCATAAACGAATATTAGAGATAGCACCATCCAGAGCGGACATATCTGCTAATCTCATTTTTTCTAACATAATAATATCATCTAAAATAGCATAGATCATGGGGTTTGCCCACATCTGCCAATCGTCTTTTTTATAGTGAAAAACGCAGAGTCTTTCTGAATCAAGTGGGATTCTTTTTTCTTTATTAAGCAATGCTTTCTTGATATCAGTTGGCAAACTGTCAAGAACATCATTAGGCAGTGAGCCTGACTGAAAGGTGTCTAAGAATGTTCCAGCATTGAGAGTGTAATTTGAAACACCCATGAATAACGCAAGCTTGCCGTCTTTTAGTTCTACAGTAAGTGGGCTAAAAAAATTATATCTCCAAGGAATCTGATTTTGCTTCATGCTTGGAGTTTCAACCTTTATATCCTTGGCTAGAGATTTCATATATTTCTCAAGCTCTGGAGTAATATTGGCATAACTGCGATACATAATGACATTGCCAGTTTTATAGAGATTATTTAAAAACCTTTCAGATCTTTCTTTTCCATTGACACTCTTAAACCACTGCTGATAAAATTTTTCGACAGTTTTATTTGGATGTACAATATTAATTCCTTGACTTCCAAAATCTCCCATTAAATCAATAATATTTCTTATAATTCCAACTTTATCATAAGCGTCCATGCACATTTTGATGATGCGTCGTTGCTGAGTGGGAACAGATTCGGTTTGTCTAAAAGCATAGTAGTCAAGCTTATTAAAACCGGGTCTTACTGACCTGTTTGGCTCAATGTCTATAAAAGTTCTGTAAGCATCGCTTCCAGAAGATTTATTTAAGCCAGAATAAGAGTTGATATTGTCGGACAATCTCTCCATAGCGTTAGACTTGCTAGAAAAATTGTCATCAGACCAAGTTATCATATCTTCTTCACTCATGGTTTTCCTCAATTGGAATGTAATTGGAATGCTACTTTTTAATACACATCTTTCATGTTATCAGAGAACCAGCTGGGGCCAATATATAGCTTCTCGTCTTCTTTTACTGGAACGTGACCGCCGGTTGCAAAACCGCCATAAAATTGATAGGTTTCTGGTGTTGGTGTTCTGTGTATTATTCTTCCAGCCATATTGGCCATCAAAAGTGCAGAATATCTATCTTTCCTCATTTTACTCTTTTTGCCTGTTCCTACTATAACTTCTGGGGTATCCCATCTGTCTCTACCGTTAGATGTTTGAGTCATCTGGATCATAGACAATTCATCTTTTAATTCTTCTATATCCATAACGCATTCTTCTAAAGTATCAAACATTCTATTTTTTAATCCATCTTCAGAATTTGATAACCCAAGTGTTATAGAGTCAAAAAATGGGAATAACAAAACTTTATCCTCAAAATCTTTTCTCATTCCATGATTAGCTTCTGCAAGCCAATCATATCTGGCAAATTGACACATTTCTAATATGTGTAATCCTCTTTCTCCGTCTGTATCTTTTGGTTTATCATCATCAATAGTAGGCCAGATTGGCATCTCGCCCTCTTTAATCTTATCTTTGTCGTGTAACGACTCCATAACTGCAACACCACCGCCCTGAGCATCCATAGCAATATGAA